CCAACTTTAATAATAGATATTTTACCTTTTAGATATTCAATTCTTTGTTTAATTAAATCTTTATCATATTCTGTTAATTCAGTATTTTTAAATAATTCATTTAAAACTTCTAATTTATCAGCAATATTAATATTATCATCTTTAACTAATATACTATTATTTTTAGATATTTTACAAGATTGTAATTTACCAAGAACATCTATGTTATAAATTTTAGATAATTCTGTAATAAGTGTTGCTCCAGTAAAGTCACATAAATCTTGTAATAGGTCTTTACGGTGTTTGGAGAAGCCTGGTGACTTGATTACACATATAGGTAATGTTTGTGATAGAACAAAAGTTTCAAGCTTTCTAAGAGCTTGTTCATGAATATCTTCAACAATAATTAATAGTGAATTATTAGGTTGTTGTGTTAGTTCTAATATTGTTCTAAAGTTTTCTAACTTCTCTAATTTACCATCAATAATTAAAGTATTGACATTTGTAAATTCACAAGTTCCTTTAGATTGGTTTGTAATAAAATGTTTAGAAAAGTAACTTACTGGAAGTGATGTTCCAGGTAATGTATCTAATATATCTTCCGTATTGGAACTTTCTTCAATTTTAACTATATCAGAATGGTTATAAGCTTGTTGAATAAGTTCACCAATTTGTAAATCGTTATTAGCAGATATGCTAGCAACGTGTTTAATATCCTCATGTTTTAATTCTCGTGAATTAAGTTTTAATTGTTCTATAACTTTTGGTATAATCTCATCAAATGCTTTATTAATATCTACAGTATTAAAGTCTTTTAGATTATTAACAAATGCTGTAGCTAATACTGTAGAGGTTGAAGTCCCGTCACCAGCTTCTTCTACAGTCTTTTTAGCAGCTTCTCTAAGTAATTGTACACCTATGTTTTCAATAGGGTCTTTTAATGTAATACTATTAATCACGCTAACACCATCTTTGGTCACTTTATATTGCCCATACTTACCAGAGTCGCTTATAATAACTGTTTTACCATTTGGACCAAGTGTTGCGGAAACTGCTTTATAAGCTTTATTGATACCTGATAATAATTTATCTCTAACTTCTTTACTAAATGTAATTTCTTCTATCATATTTATATTTTTATATCTCACCTAAGCCGAGTTCAAACATTCCCATACTTTGCTTACCCTTCATTTTACCTTCAGTTTCTATTCGTTCTTTAATTAATTCTTTTTCTGCAGCTTTCAAATCTTGCATTACAGTTTTAATTTTACTAATACCACCTACAATAGTTGTTAGAGTTGTTACAGGTTTACCTCGTTCATCTCTTTCCTCTAATAATTCTTTAGTCTTAGTTAAGTATTCTGATATATCATTTGCGGCAGCTAAAGCATTTTTATATAACTTACCTACAACTGTCAAACTTCTTTCTTCATAGAAGTCAATAGCCTCTTGTAATACTGAATCTATTCTCCAATCTTCGGGTAAACCAATATCTTTTTTAATTTCTTCAATTCTAAATTTAGAATCTATAATAAGATAATCTGATTTAATGTCAGAATAATAATAGATAAATAACATCTCTTTTAAAGCTCTATCTTTATCTCTACTCTTATCACGTTTTAGTATCTTTTTAAATGGTAACAAACCCCACATATTATCTTCTACGGTTAATACATATTCTTTTAATAAAAATCCATTCATATGTTTTATTTTAGTTTATACTGACAAAACCCGACTTGTTATGGTCGGGTTATAGTTTAATCTTTTATTTTAGTTCTAATTTCTTCTTTTACTTGAATAGGTTCTGCTAGTGCATTTTTAACAGTTGTAAATGCTGTAAAAATTGTAGCAGATTCTTCTAATTTAAAAGCACCTTTACTATTTGCTATTTGTAACGCTTGTTCAATAATTTGTAATCCTTGTTCTTTTTCCATATTTATTCGTTTGTTTGTAAATCTTTAGAGTTTGTAAATCTAGTTTTAATTAATCTATCTTCTATAATAGCAAATATCTTACCGTCAAATTCAATAGGGTCTAACTGAATTGTTGTAATATCTTCGTGTGAGTTATTTGGATTAAGTGATTTCTTTAACATCTTATCTAAATCTAATCTAACTTTATCTCCTACATCAATGTTATGACAATTTGGACCTTTCGCAATAATGTATTGAAACTGACTCATCGCATTATCAGATAGATCTAAACTATCTAAACTATTTTCTGTATTTAAAGTAATTACTACTTTGTTAAACATTGGTTGTTCTAACCATTCTTTACTAATCTCTAAAGCATCATATGCTGTTACGTTCTCTTTCATCTCTTTCTTCCTTACTTTTTTGCAATCTATATTTATGTTTATCTACTATTTCTCCTGATGTATATACTTTTCCTAAGTATTTAAAAAAGAAGTTTGTTTTTAATTTATCAATTTCTTCAGCAGTCATTGTATCTAATGACATTTCTCTAATCTTCTCATACATGAATCTAAACTGTGATTCAACCATTTCTTTTACTTCACAATCTCTAAGATTATTATTTAAACCTATTGTATGAATAATATCATTTACTTTCTTCTCTTGAATTTTATCCAATTCTTAATTGTTTTAAGAGTGTTATAAACTCATCTTTAGTTTTAATATTAATTTGTTCTACAAGAGTTCTACTATCATTATTAAAATTATCATAATATTTAATAGTAATTGAATCTTTGTGAACTTGTAATGTTAAATTGTTTCTTATATATAAATCAGTATTAAACTTCCAACCTAAACTTTCAATATCTTCCTTATCCATCTATAATTTTAAAATTAATATTAATAGTAAATGTTTTATTTTTCTTATTCATTTGAGGAATATATACAGAAGATATTTCATTATCAATTATCACTTTATTCTTTCTAAGACTTGTATATATATTTTCTAAACCTTGTGTTGTAATACCTAATTCATCTGTAATTAGAATTTTAGTATCATAATCAAATACTGTTTTCCATAGAATTTTATTATTAGTAATCTCTTTAGAAAATTGATAATGATAATATAATAATAAAGCTACTACTGTATAATGTTGTTTCTGAAGTTTATGAAAAGGTTTTAAAAACTCAATATATCTAAAGAAGAAATTCTTAATTTTTACGTTCAGTGTAGCTTCCTTAGTATTTTCCATAATTAATATTTAGGTTTAATCTTTTGTTCTTTATTGTATTCAAATATATTTTTATAAGAAATAACCTCATTCACAGAGTTGCATCTTTGACATATTTCATTACCATCATCATCTACTTCATATTGATTAGGTACAACTAATGTACCACAATGCTTACAAGCGAAGACTGGTTCTTTATCGTAATCTTTCTTTTCCATCTTAATTTCATTTATATAATTCTTAATATCGCTTTGCCATTCGGTATCATACCTAGGAAAAGGTCCCATTTTATTCCAATACTCAACATGCTTATACAGTTTGTTGAGCTGTTTGAGTATTTCTTTGCTCATCTTTAGTTTTAATATTTAATAGTATTAACCAACCATCTTCTTGTTTATTAACATTTACAGTATAAGAAAATCTAGGGTACTTACCTGTAAATAATTCCATTTTAGTTTGGAAGGTATCTAAATGGTCTAATGCTGTTTTTAAATCTTTTTCGTATATTCTATATTCTTTATCCAATTTTATTATCTATTTTATATAATTCCCAATCTACTTTACTTAAAAAATCTGGAAACCTTTTAGTGTTACAAGACTTTGTAGAATATGCTCTATCTGGAAAATCACATCCACATATAATACATTCTCCTTTCTTAGCACAATCATTAGAACATTTTAATAATCGATATGCTATCTGCTCTTTAATATGTTGTGGCTGAATACTTTTTGTTCTTAATCTAATATTACCTTCTATAAAGTTATAAATATTAGATAATGTTATTTCTTTACTCATTACTAAGTCTACTAAGTATTAAACTTTTCTCCATTGAATCTAAATCTCTACCAATTAACTCTGGTACAATAGAATCTATATTATCTTCTGTAACTGGTTCTTCTAATGTTTTAAGATAATCAGATAATTCATTAATCTGTCTTAACTTAGTATAAAATTGTTTAACTTGTTTTTTAGTATTAAGTTTATCTAAAACATTTTTCTTTCTTATTCCACTTTTATTAAATGTGTGCATTTTTATTTTGTTTTTGTAAATATAATATCATTTCCATTTTTATCAACACCTATTACAACAGGTTTATTTAATTTAGTATCTTTAAGTAAATCTAAAAGTTTTTTAGATGCTTTACCCATTAATATTCTTTTTTCCATATTATAGATTTTTAAATTTTAAATATTTAGGATTCTTTTTACTCCATTTAACTCTATATTCTTCTAATTCACTATCTGTTTTAGTTGGAAATATATTTCTCCAATATTCTAATTCTTTAGGGTTATAAACTTTATTTTCTTCCATAATTTCTTTTTCAGTTCTTAAATCTATTAATTCTCCGTTTTTCATTAAAATGTAGTATTTAAAGTTTTAATATCTATAATTGTATCTCCAGTTTTATTAAACAATATGTGACTACGTACATATCCAGTCTTATTACGAACAAATATTTGTACTGTTGGAACATTACCATCACCTAAAAATAATCCAACATTAATATCTGATAACCTATTACCTCTCCATTTCTTAGTATAATAATTATACATATTAAAAATATCTTTTTGATTCTCTATAATATGTTGTTCTATTTCGTTATATTTATTTTGTATGTTTATTAGCATTTTTGTTTTTATAATAATTGTTTATAAATTCTTTATCTTTTTCTCTTAAAACTATATCTTGTGGTTTACCATCTTTATCTAACACCTTAGTATATTTTTCAATAAAATCTGAAGGTTTCATATTATTCCACTCATCATTAAAATATTGTATATTATCTTTTTCCATTATAATTATAAAAATCTATTTACTAAAAAATTAGTAAAATCATAATTATTAAATACTCCATTTAAATCAATATACATTCTAATATCTATTGAAGTATTGTCTGGTAACGTAACTCTACATTTATCTTTAGTTATAGTTTTAGACCAATCTTCAAATCCAATTGGTTGTTGATCGTTGTAAATAACTTCTATATTGAAGTCACAACATTGTTCTAATTTATTATGTTTAAAACCTGTCATAAATTAATTTTTAAATATTACTATCATACTATCTTTTGTTCCACTTTGAACTTTACCATATTTATTTAAAGGATAATAAAATTCACCATTATCATTTATCTTACCAAACTTAACCCTTCCTTTAAGAAATCTAATTTCATTAGCATTAGGTTTAATATAATCGTGAAATAATTTAGTTGATGTTGAAACTGGTATTAGAAATACAGAAACATTACCTTTCTTCATTTCTTCTATTCCTTTAATAATAAATTGTTCTTTTAATTTTTGACTATAAGGAGGATTGACAAAATTTGATTTACCCCAATCTATTTTTAGTCCATCATTTATAATGTCTCCTTCATTATAAGGACAAGGATCAAAATCAAAATTAAACTCTTTATTTAATTCATTATACAATTCTGGTGGAGTTGCATAATTATCATCGTTATTTATATGTATGTTTTTCATTTATTTTAATTATACTACAAAGGTAAACAATTTTTTTATTAATTCCTAATTTTTTTGCAATTATTTTCAAATTTTATTAATTTTATTGTAATTCTGGATATTTATATCTAATTTCAAACTTTTTACTACTTGATTTTAATATTTGTCTAACTCTTTCTCTGGAAATACCTAAATAATTACCAGCTTCTTTTTGAGTATTAAATTCAATAGTTATGTTATCTTTAGTAACTACTACTTGTTGTCTTAATAAATAAAGTCTACCTTTTTCTTCATGTTCACGAGTATAGTTTTTCCAATTTAAAATTATATCTATATTTTGTTTATAAAATTCTTTACTTACTAATCTATATTTAGATTTAATTTTTGAATCAGTATTAATAAATCTAGAATCTCTTCTTGCTATTTTTAAATTTCTACAACAATCCATTATAGAATTAAATTCATTTATAATATTACCGTTTAAATCTAAAAGATAAATTGGTATTGATAAAGTGTCATATCCACCAGCACCTGCAATATATGTTTTATTATAAATATTTTCTTTTTCAGAGTCATCTATATATGATTGTTCAATATCTAAAAGTAATTCTTTTTGAACATATTCTATAATTTCAAATTTAAAATTATCAATTCCATATTTATTATAAGCACTCTGCAAATGTTTATTAGTATGATTATTATTTTTTAATCTTGAAAAATGAGATTGTTTTCTAGTTGTAAAATCTTTTGTAGATCCTACATAATATTTACCAGTTTGTAAATTTACTATTTTATATATACCACTATCCATATTTAATTTATTTATACAAAGGTAATCAATTTAAATGAGACTACCAAATATTTTAGCAATTATTTTTCAAAAATATGCAAAATAATTCAATTTAGTGCAAAAAAAAGACCTAACACAGTTGTGAAAGGTCTAGATATAACTTCTACTAGTTTAATTTTAAAATATATGAATAAATCTTTAATAAAGATTTGAATTATAAATTGTTTGTTACTTATAAGACAGAAAAACCCCTATGCGATTTAACACATACACCGTTATTTTGATTCAAATAGTTGTTTTAATGAAGCAGTGCGTTTTAATACCTAGAAGTAGCTACCTTTATAAGACATTTTTGGTTCGTGACACCATTTGCTAAATCAACTTCAGTTTAACTATTTTGGGAACAGTTGTTTTCAGACTCATTATTAACCCTAGAGACACTGTCGCAGTTGTTAGTTGCTACCAGCGTAGTCGTCATAATAATAATGATATTTTAATACTGCAAAGATAAAACATTTTCCTGACAATTCCTAATAAAAAGTGATTTATTTTACATAAATTGTTATTCACCTATAGCGTTTAGGTGTAATTTGGTGGTAAAAAATAATTTTTTGGGAAAATTTTTAAAAAAGTTTTATTGAATGAATGCGTGAACTAATAGAAACTTCAACCCCACTCTTTTCAAATTTTGGGGATATTCCCCTACTTAATCAGAGTTGTTGAAATCGTGTCTCGATCGCAACTCACAATACTTTATGTTATGAGCGCAACTAAATTTGTAAAAGACGGAAAATCAGTATGGACTAACGGAAACATCGTTTCATCTGCCATACAAAATGTTAACTCTTCATTCAACCTTGAAACAGGTTTCATTATTGAAGAGAAACATATTATGTTTATTAAAGGTAACAGTGAAGATGCTGTTACTAAACAAGTTGATATGGTTATCAACGCTATCAATGCTGGTAAGTTAGCCACTTATCGTGCATTCAGCAAGACTCCATTCTACGACACTCAAGAGTCTGATATGAATCCTTCTACTGGAGAGGTTCTTAACAGATACTCACAAGTGAGATTGTGTCCTGCTGATAAATATATGGAGCTTAACAGACAGTTTGTAGCTGTTGCTACTACTGTTAAAGCTGAACCTGTACAGGCTGAAGCGTAATCTATGGGGACTCTTCGGAGTCCTTATATTTTTTTGACTCTATAATAACTTATTATGTGTGTGAATCTGGAATGATTTACTGAATCTTTGAAAATAATGATTAACTCTCACAGAAGAGTGAGCTGTTCACGTGGACTAAACAATCTATCATTAGAATAAGTAAATCATATAATAAGTTATAATAGTGTTAAATGTTATCAATTAAATTTTAGTTAATAGTATGTGATTAATATGTGCTAACATTTTATTGTGAATAAGTATAAAACCTTACTTACTATTGCTAAAATTTTAATTGGTGACTATTGCAATAAATTCTACCTATATATAAGGTATAAAAATAAATGGTTATTATTTATTTAAAACCTTTGTGAAGTGGCGGATTTGTTGAGGTTGTGAATTCTATATTAATCTACCACCCACCATATCCTTTACTCACACTTCATCAATAAAACATTTCAGTTATAGATTCTATAGCTTTTACACTCTACATAGTCTACCAATTAACTAGACTATTCTACATATATTTACAAACAATTTATTACAAATTTAAACTAATTATTATTCCAAATGATACAATTTATAATCAAATGTTTTAATTATATTACAATTAGAACTATAAACAAAGCTATTTTTAGTGAATTTGAAATAGAATATATTGACAATAATAACGTTTGGAACAAACATATTATTAATTATTGCGGTTATCATAAACATTTCAACATTAATGATTGGAGATTTTCAACAAATAATTTACGTAGAAATACTAAATATATTAAATTAAAATTCATTAAATTCTTATAAACAAATTATTAACTAACTAAATAACTAAATTATGAAAAACTTAGACAAATTTATTACCTATATATCTATCAAGTTATATGGTAAACAACAACCAATGTGGTCATTTCAATAACTAAATCTTAGATATTATGTCAACATATTCAAACGATCCAAAACAATCTATGTGGGAAACATGGTTTGTTGCATCCGTTATAGTATTCCTATCAATAATATTTTGGGGAACACTTTATAATAACGAACAATTACCTATATATTATGACGCATTATTATTAGCAACATTTGTTAATTTAATATATTGTTTAACAATAGGTTTAAAAAAATAACAATATTATGATACGAAATAAAATAGAAAAATGGATTCTTTCAGAACATCATATAAAATATCCAAATTTAATGGTTGGTTTAACAATAATTTGTTCAATTATTTTAGTAGGTACAATGTTATTTTATATTAAATGTTCATAATAAACTACGGACGTGGGTAAAAACCCTAGCAGAAAGTCACACTATAATAAGTCTTCGTTGTGTGAAAAAAACAAACCACTAATATATGTCTAGTATTAGTGGTTTTTATTAAAATAAATAAGGGGGTGAAACAGTATTGATTCGTGCATAATAGTTATATAATTCAGCAGAAGTAGGTGAAAGTTACTTAAATGTAACAAAATTTAAATGGAAAAGATCAAGTATCTGCAAATATGCAAGTAGTTCACAACATCTTAAATGGTGGAACTGAGGTTAAAACAGAAATGTTAATAGCAGCATAGTTTAAATGATTGTAGAAATACAATCAAACTCTAGCTATAGAGTAATTTAGCATTTGTCCACATTTAGTAGTTTTTAAGGGACATTAAAGATTAAATTCTACAAAAAGCTGTATAAAATTATATATTAAAAGTAAGGAAGACTTCGGGGCAGAGCCGAACACCTCCACTAATTAAACTAACAATTTAAAACAAATATTATGAAATACATTTTAAAAAAAGAATATCCTGGTTCTCCTAAATTAGGGTATATTGATGACCTCAATAAATCAGGACATAATAATCAAGGAGAATATGTTCAATCAATGTATGATAAAAATCCAGAATTTTGGGAAAAAGTTGTTGTTGAAAAAGATTATGAAATATTAGAATTATCTTTACAACGTTCAGATAAACATCAAATTCATAATGTTTCAGAATATAAAAATACTGGCTATATCGAAGCATTATTAAATTGTAATGGTAATAAAATTCATTCTGTTAAACGTTTAAGTGATTCTGAAATCTTTACTATTGGTGATAAAGTAATTGATGGAAATATTATTAATGAATTTGAATTAATAGATAATAAATTGAAAGTTTGGACCGTTCATCCGAGTTATAGTATCCCAATAAAACCTAAAGATAATGGAAGTATAACTGGTTGTGGTAATATGAGTTTTAATTGGTTAAATAATATTAAAAAATTTAAACAAAAGTTGTTTACTACTGAACAACGATCTGAAATTGAAGAAATAATTAAAAATATTATAAAATAATTACTAATCTTCAATAACAAATTGTTGTAAAAATGTTTCAAAATCATCATATGGTTATATATGGAAATATAAATAAACTAAAAATACAACAGTCCGTGTAAACTGTGAATAAATAACATTTAGTGCAAATGTCTAGCACCCTATCCGTGTGGATAACAATTATAAGCAGCAATAGCATAAGATTTAAAACTTATAATTGGGGAGATGTAGATTGACAACCTACAGTGTTATTTTATAAAATTAAATAATTAAAACTATGAATACAGTATATTTTCAACCACCAGGAATTAATCCACAATATTGTGAAGTTGGTACAATTTCAAAAACAGATCCTGAATATATTTGGTATTTAGATGAACCTTGTAAAATATTAATTTCAGAAGTTAAAATCATCGATAAAGAAAATGTGATTTTTGACAAAAAAAGCAGATTAATTAGAATAAAATAATAAATAATTTAAACAAACTAAATATTAAAATTATGAACACAGTAACTTACACATTAGAAAACGGTACTAAAATTGTACAACCTATTAACAAACAAGCTTTTGTTAATGAAAGAGGTCGTCTTAGAACAGAAGCTGAAATACACAAACTATTTGCAGACACCGCTTGGGATAAAAGAGCTGTCAAATACACTATTGATTCTGAAACAAATGAATCAGTTGAAACAACAAAAGAACTTCATTTCACTAAAAATGAAAGAAAAGTAGCTAAAAGAGATTATAAAGATTTTCAGAAATCTAATCCAAATGGATTTAAACAATCTTTAAAATCTTTTCAAAAACAATTTGTTGATGCTGTTACACACAACAAAAGAATTAGAATGAATATTATTAATGTAATTTTACAATAATAAACTAAATTAAATCACCTAATCCTTAAAATGGCTAGGAATGCGTTATTATAATCATGAAGTCTCATCCCGATACGTTTATTTATAAACAATACGGTCATCACTTATAATATTATAATAACAAAATTTGCAGGAGTTAATCTTTATTAAACTATTACATGGACACCACATCATTGCGATTGATACAAAAATAAGAAATAATAAAATATATTAACGCCACTGCTTAGGTGATTTAATTAAATTTAAAAAATATAAAAATGAGAAAAGATATAGTATTACCTAAAAATCCAACAGATCAAGATATTGAGGATTATCATAAATTAAGTCAAAATTATACAAATTCTTTTGAAAAAAGAAACTATAATATTGGAGATAAAATAATGATTAATGACAATCCTTGTTCAATGTCATGTGGATGTTATTGGAAAAATAATGAACGAGATAATTTTATAACTCCAAATGAAATATACACAATTAAACATATTCATTATTTTGGAGGAGGTTGTCCACCAAGACTATTAGAAATTGAAGAATTACCTCAAACACATTCTTATGATACCGCAATTACTGCAAATATATTTAAGGTGATTTAATTAAACTAAAACTAACAAATTATGAAAGCTAAAAAAGTTAAAAAATTAATTAATACTATTTATGAACAAATTGAATCTAAATTAGATAGGAGTAGAGGTATTAAAAAATTAGATATTAAATATTCTATAGACGGTGCTAATAATCCTGAAATTGAATTTAAATTAGAAACTTATTCTAAAGTGTAAAAATTAACTAAAACTAAACTAACAAATTATGACAACAGTTACAACATTACAAAAAGCAGGTTATAAAGGAGTTAAAGTAACTTCTATGATAAAAGCTATTGAATCTCAAGAAATATTTAAACATTTGAGATTGGTTCAACAAAATGAATTCAGTAAATTAAAAAATAAATATAATAAAGTTGGTTATTTAACACAACCTTATTTTAGTTATTTATGGTCACTTTATTGGAATTTTGTATTAAATGATTTTAGATTTGACGATAAATCTAAAGATTGGACAGTTCCAACTAAAATTAAGAAAGTTGAAGTTCCATTACATATAGGTATTCAAATGCTGAATAATCTAAAAGTAAAATCTATACAAAATTGTTCACATCTTAAAGATTGTGCATTTCCAAATTGCAGTTGTAAATAATTAAAATTATGAAAACAATGTGTAGCTTACAGTTTCCTAATGGTGAAATAGTTTTAACTCATCTGTGGAATCGAATAGATTTAAATAACAGTTTAAAAAATAACTAAAAAATTTAAAAATTATGGAAACATTTATAACAATATTAATAATATTAGCAACTATGATTATCTGTTATTATATTAACAGATATATTATAAAATCTAATAATAAAACCAATTATACTTGGAATGAAGTTAAAACTAATTTGTTAATGAGTATTGTAATTATACCTTCATTTGTATATTGGATAATATATCTACTAAGTATATTACCATCATTACCAGAAGAACCACCTAGATGGTTGTAATAAATTAAGATGGGTGTATTTACTAATAAGACTGACATAACCAATTGGAATTACTCTATGGAGAGGTAAGTCTGTACCGTTAGAGAGGGTTCGAGTCCCTCTACATCCACAAACTATGTTTCATAATGTATAGTTTAGTTAGTTAGTTGATAAATATGGGTGAAATAATCCGTTAAGGATAGGTATTATATTAATAAGTTCGATTCTTAGTCTGGAAACCGTAACCAGGTCGGTCCAGATATTATAATGTTAAAGTAACCCATATTTATTTTAAATAACAAACTATATTATGAATAATAAAATAACAAATAATAATAAAACTATGAATACAAATCGATTATATATTAATCTTATATGTTTATTTACACAAATAATGTGGTTTCATATAATGGGAGTAACTACTCCGTTTCAAATAAGAACAAATAATTATTATGCTGGTAAAAACGAAACTTTTTCTTTAATTAGATAATAATAAAATAACAAATAATAACTAATTAATAAAAATTATGGAATATATTAAAAAAGAAGAATTAATAAAAGGTGAAATTTATAAAAATACTGGTAATAATATTATTTTTAAATGTATTAATGATAAAACATCGCAAGGTATAGGATTTAGAATAATTAATAAATGTTTTGCAAGAAACAATTGGTTTTCAAGTAATCCGGAATATTTATTAGCAACATCTGAAGAAAAACATTGGTTAAATTGCTGTATAACTGCAAATAAATTTATAACATTTGAAGAAGCTATGAAAACATTTATTCCTGAATATGTTGAATTAATAAACACAGATTGTAGAATAAATTGTAATATACCTGCTGGTAAAATTTATAAATGTTCTAAAGATATTACAAAAACTTATCATTTTGGTTTCTTTTTAGATAGTAAACATAGAATAGGTTTTAATGAAAATGAATTTGATCGATATTTAAAACCATCAACAAAAGAAGCTTATGATGCTCAATTTGTAGTTAAAGAACCTGAATTTGTGTTACCTGATTATTGGTGTATTAAAGTTACAGAAGAAAACAGATCTTTAATTAATGAATTACGTAGGAAAAAAAGAATTGGTTGTAAAAACCCAATTAAGTATGATTATTTATCATCTAATAATTTTGCTGGAACTTCTTTTGCTTTAGGAACAGAAATAACTTTTGAACAATTCAAAAAATATGTTTTAAAAGAGGAAATTGTTGAAGAAAAAGTTATCGAACCATTGCCACAATTTAAAATAATAGAAACAATTGAAACAATTACTAAAGTTGAAAATAATGAAGGTAATCAATTCTTTATTAATGATAAAATTAAAGTTTCTTTAAATATGGTTCAAAAAATTATTAGTTTTTCATACAATGAAGATAAAACTGAAATATTTGCTAATTTTAATCAAAATTTATCAATTAGTATTAATGATATTGAACATTATATTGAACCTAAAGTTGAAGTTGAAGAAACTTTATTAGAAAAAGCTAAAAGATTATATCCTATTGGTACTAAGTTTAGAGTTGCTTGTTATCCTAAATATATTGGAACAGTTAAAGATCATAAAGATTATCCATTTCAAGATATAGATATTGTAAATTTAAATACTATTGAAAATATTGATGGTTGTACAGGAATGACTGTTTTTTATAAAGGTAAATGGGCGGAAATTATAAACGAATAATAACAAATAAATAAAAATTATGAAAACAGATCAAACAAAAGTATTTTTTAGATACGAAGAAAATGGAACAATTACAGCAGTTGCTAAAAATATTCAAACAAATGAAGAAGTCTCAACTAGAGAAGTTAAACTTCGTCACGGTGATATACCAAATAAAATTGTTGGTAGAAAATATGCTTTTAAAAAGCTAATGGATTATAGCTTAGTTAATAATTTATTACCAAAACCTGAAATTGGTGCATTATGGAAACTATTTGGTTCTACTTGTAAACAACCTCAACAAAAATTAGCTTATTAATTATTAAATTATTATAAAATGAAACAGAAAAGAAAAGTATTCTTTACAATTGGAGATGATTTACAACCAAGTCATAAAATGATAAAAGTAGGTGGTGGAAAATTCACAAAAAGAACTCGTGGTTTAAAAGCAACAATAAATAAATAATTAAATATTCATATTGTATTAAAGTGTGTCTCACTAAATACGAATATATGGATAAAAAATTAATGGATATTGAGGTATATAAAAATTACTTCTGTATTGGAATACGAGATTATATTACTAAAGAATTAATATTTTACGAAATATCTGAAGAAAAGAATGAATTAGATTTAATTTATAATTGGTGTAAAAACTTTAAAGGATTTCTAATAACATTTAACGGTATTCATTATGATAATATGGTTATTAAATATTTAATTAAAAATTATAATAATTATAAATATTTAGAATGGTCTAATATAACTTTAGATTTAAAATATTTTTCAGATAAGATTATTCACGGAGATTCTTTTGATGAAGAAATTAAAGAAATTAAATATCTTAAAACAGGATGGATCGATATAGATTTATTTCTATATTGGTCCAAAATGTTAAGAATGTCTAAAAAAATTAGTTTAAAATCATTAGGAATTCAATTAGGTTATCATACAGTTCAAGAATTACCATTTAAACCAGATACTATTCTTAAATTAGAAGATTTACCTAAATTGAGATATTATAATTATACTCACGATTTAGGTATTTTAGATTTATTAACTTCTAATATGGAAGACGATATTAAATTGCGTGGTAATATTGTTAAAGAATACAATTTACATTGTTGGAGTTGGGATGCACCCAAAATAGCATCTGAAGCATTATTGAAAGATTATTGTAAAATTACTGGTAAAAATATTAAAGAAGTTAGAGGTTATAAATTTGAAAAACCTACAATGTTATTAGGTACATTGTTAAAAGGTTTTGAACCTCAATTTAAATTACCATTATTTCAACAATTATGGTTAGATATATGTAATTCTACAAATAGTTTTAGTAAAGAATTATTAGTAAATATTAACAATACATCTATCAGATTAACTTATGGTATTGGTGGATTACATTCTGTAAATGAAAATGAACAATATTATTCTAATGATGAAATACAAATTAAAACTTCTGATATTGCGTCGCTTTATCCAAATATTATTATTAATTATAATTGTATTAGATTTCCTGAAGTGTTGCAACAATACTTAAATGTTAAAACAGAACGCATTATTGCTAAAAAAGCTAAAGATAAAGCTAAAGATACATTTCTAAAATTAATTCTTAATTCTACATCTGGATTATTAGACAATCAACATTCTTGGTTATATTTTCCAGAAGGAGCAATGCGTTTAAGACTTATAGGACAAGTGTTTTTAACTAAAGCTATTGAAGTATGTATTATTAATAATTGGCAAGTTATTTCAGCTAATACTGACGGAATTGAAGTATTAGTTCCTAAAAATCAATTAGATTTATATGAACAAGAAATAAATCAAGTTGCAATTAATTTTAATTTAGAATTTGAACATGAAGACTATAATAAAATTATTTATAAAAATGTAAATAATTATATTTGTGAAACAAAATCTGGTAAGTTAAAACAAAAAGGTTTATTTGTAACAAAACCATTATTAAGTAATTCTGTTGACGAATTAGTAATTGCTAAAGCTTTACAATCATATTATATTGACGATATCAAACCTCAAGAATTTATATCTAATCCTGATAAACACAATCTTCATATTTATGATTATTGTAAATCAAATAAAATTGGTAAAGATTTTACAGTATATCACAATGGTCAAATTCAACAACAATTAAATAGATATTATTTTAGTAAAAACGCACCATATTTATTTAAACAAAAAAACGGTGTTGGTACAATGCAACACGTTAATGTTGGAGAAGGTGTTAAAATCTTTAATAATTATGAAGAAAAATCTTGGGAAATGTATAATGTAAATTATAGATATTATATTTCTAAAACACAAAAAATTATTGATGAAATTAATCTATTAAACCAGTTAAAATTATTCTAATGAAAAGATACAGAATTACAAAATTAAAAGCAGTTGATAACCCTGTTCACGGAAGTATTGGATATGGTGATTTAGAAGATTATTATGAAGGTATTTTTACTAAAGAACCAATTATTGGTGAAAGATTTAATCTATATCCTATTACTAGTTTTGGTAAACCTCATCTTGGTGGAATATCAACATCACCAGTAACTAAAATTATTGATGAAAATACATTTGAAACTTTAAATTCAGTTTATAGAATTGATAAAATAATAGATAATGAGTAATAAACCAGAATATATTTTTGCTATTGATCTTGTTATGGAACAACATCAAATTACTAATCCCATATTAATTTCTGAGAAAATAGCTGAAGAATTAGATATGGAAGTATCTATATTTCAAGTAATAGACTATTTAGAGATTAATCAAGAAAACTGGGAAATTGAATCACAAAAAATAAATTATTATGAAAACAATTATTAAAAAATTATTAAAATGACTACAAAAATTGAAAAAATAAAAGACGGAATTATCTATTTTGAAAATGGATATAAATTATATTCAGATCACGATCAAGATTGTTGTGAAAATCATTTTTTAAGTTTTAACGATATTGTTGAAAGTGATTTCAAAGATTTAGAATTTGATTTAAATACTGATAAATTTTTTGATAGAATAGAAGATTATGGTATTGAATTAAAAGCAACAAATAATTTTCCATTAAGAATTCCTGGTTATGGTTATAATAATGGTTATTATTCATCAAATTTAAAATTAGTTTTAGAAAAAAATAAAGGTGAAAAACCAAGTATTTTTGATGTAACAGAATGTCAAACAATAGAAGGATAATATGAAAAATAAATTATGCCCCTCCTGTATTGGCTCTACTAAAGTTATGATTCCTAAAACTAATGGTAAGAAAGGTTTTGAATATACTGATTGTTCATTATGTAATGGTACAGGTGTAGTTTCTGAAGAAATAGAAGAAGATTATTTACTTTCTATCAATGAAGATTTAATTGACGGTTATGATTAGTGAAAGTGTATTAGGATTTATAATCTTAGGTGCTTTTATTATTCTTATGATTGTAATTAATTTAACTAAAAAGAAATAATATGAAAGAAGCTTTTATATTAGATTTAAATTTTCTAAAAGAACAAAACATTAGTCCTGAAGAATTTTTGGTATTAATAGGTTTTAATAATAACTTACAAATAATTGAAAATTGTGAATTATGGTATAACTCTCTTGAAAGTAAAGGATTTATTAAAATAAACGGTATTGAAATTATTCTTCGTGAAAAAAGTAAATTATTATTAGATTTTTTATCAATAGAAAGTAATTATTCAAATTATAAAGAAAAAAAGATTACTAAAAAATCTAATCGTGTTATTAATGAAGGATTTGATGAATTTATAGAAGAATATAGAAATCTATGGAAAGGTCTTAAACCTGGAAGCATGGGTTCGGAAAATGCTTGTAAAGAGAAAATGTTACGATGGATGGGAGAAAATCCTAATTATACTAAAGAAGATATTCTTAAAGCTGCTAAAATCTATATTAATTCATTAAATAATTATCAATATCTTCAAGCTGCTCATTATTTCATTTATAAAAAAGATGGTAAAGAAGAAGATTCTAGACTATCTGCTTTTGTTGAAGAGAAAGAAGTTGATAATACTGACTGGACCGTGAAACTCTCATAAATTATGGAATGTAAAAAGAAATTAAAATTAGAGCAATTTCCTAAACAAGGAGATATTTGTTGTGTAAAAGATAATCTTGATAATAGATTTCCTTGGTTTATTGAATTTACTGAAGACGATGAGAATATTGCTAAAATAAATAAAAAATTTTATTATATTATTTATGATTAGTTTTGAAGAATTTGAAAAATCTTGTTATCACACACAATATAATATTGTAATACCTTTAGTAAATAGAATGCAAATTAATAAATTAGAATTCTTTACTAAAGGTAAACTTGATAATAATAAACTTAGAAGTAAATTAATGGAAATTTATGAAGAAAAATTTAAAAAATAATGAAAACAATAATAGATGAATTTTGGAGATTTTGGGAAAAACAACCTTTAGAAAAACAATTTAGTGGTGAAGGATTAAGATTACAACCTGGATTAAATACTTTTGCAAAATGGTTATTTGAAAACTACGAATTAAAAAAGAAATCAAAATGATTTACGTTAAAGAAGAAGATGTACCTAAAACTAAAACTCGTAAGAATTTTATTAAAAAGTTTTTAACAGGTAAAAAAATTCCATCTTATCATGATCCCGAATTTACAAAAATTCAATGTAATGGTAAAGGTGAGAATATTGATGGCGCTAGTCGTAGTATTACAGAATTGTGGGAATTAACTAAGTCTAGATTTCCAGCTACATCAATGAAAGCAATGGTTAAAATCTTATTTGAATTAATTGAAGAAGATAAATCAGTGATATTAATATGGTGTGATAAAATTCAAAAAGTAGTTGTAAAATATGTCCCAAATACTTCTGCAGAATGGATTTCTAGTTATAGTTTAAAAAATCATTATACTAAGAAAGGTGTAGATGGTTATAGTTTAGCTGATTATAATGAAATTAAAGATAAATTATAATGGAAAAAGAGTTTATATCTTATGAGGAAGCGTTAGCTTTAAAAGAATTAGGATTTAATGAACCTTGTTTATTTGCTTATAACCAAGATGATGAAAACAAATTAATGACTGCACCACAATTATCATCTTATCAAATTAATACAGGTAAAAATAGTGATATAGGTAAAATTAATAAAGTTACAGCACCCCTTTATCAACAAGCTTTTAGATGGTTTAGAGAGAATTATGAATTAATTTGTAACATTGACATATACTCGTATTCACACACAGAAACTAATTTTGAATTTGACATAACAAATAAAGAGATGACAGTTTCAGAATATTCTAATACTAATAAAAGTTATGAAAAAGCTGAGTTAAAAGCACTTAAAAATTTAATAGAAATAGTAAAAAATAAATAAAATGTTTGATGATACTATTTATATTCCTGGAAATAGAAGTTATAGTGAAAGACCTTATTTTTTACAAGAATGTGATAAAATAATAAAAAAATTTAAAAAAAGAAATAAAAATGAATGAATTAATTTGTGTAAATCCAAAGAATTATAAACTTACATTAGATAAAAAATATACAGTTGTTATCGATGAGGGTGAAACTGTAATGATTGTTAATGATAGTAATAAAACTGTTAGATATTATAAAGACTTATTTCAAGAAGTTGAAGAAGAAGTTATTCCTGAACCAGAACCAGTTATTGTTAGAACTGAACAAGATTTGATTGATAGTATCATTAGTGATGGTTTAAATACAGTATATTTTGATTTTAATAATCAAACTGTTGTAATTGGAAATGAATTAGGAATGTTAAATAATTCAAATGATTTTAGTTGTGGTATTAAAAATATAGTTAATATTGGGAGTCAGATAGATGAAATTTATAGTGAAATTGAAGAAACGGCTAATTCTCAAGGAGAAGATTTACCATTATTAACAAAAGCTGTAATTAAACATCATTTTAAGAATTATATTAAGTATAAATCGAATAATGGTTTTAATGCTGGAATTTATTTAATGTCTTGCAATGTTAATGGTGATGGTTTAGATGAAGAAGTTGTTGATATTTTAAATGAAATATCTGATTTTAATACAGAACCTGAATTAAATCTTAATAGTGGTAATGAAATTAAATTATGGGGATTTTATAAATCTAATTTAGATAATTAATGAAATTATATGTAAAAAATATAACTAGAGAACCTAATGACACCTTATATACATTTTTATATAGGGTGTTAGGTTTAGATGGTAAAGGTTGGGGAAAATTATCAGTAAATGCTACTTATACAGATCCTGAACTTACAAAATTACAATGCACTGCAAATAAATATAGAAGTTTCGATGATTTAGTATTAATAAGTAAAACTTATTTTAAAGTGTCTAGTAAAACAGTTGCTAAAACTATAAAAAAATTCTTAGATAAATATAATTCTACAAATTTAGTTTTATGTGATAGTGCTCATAAATGGATATTTTATTGGGGTTTAAATGAAAGTGATTATATTAAATATTGTGCTAGATACAATGGTTCATACAATAAAACAGATGATCCTAAAAATGGTATTCATTCATTTGATGATATTATAACTTTAATGGGATTAACAAAAGAAGATGTTAAAATAAATAATTAATAATCTTAAAAAAATTATTAAAAATTATAAAAATGTTAAAATTTAAAGATTATTAGTAAACAATACTAATAAATTAATGAGTGAAGAAAAAAAATCTCTATTTTCTAGAGTATATGAGAATATTGTAAATAAAAGAGAAAGGATTTTAAGTGGTAAAGTGAATTGTATTCCGTGGCAATTACCAAGATTTGAAGAAAGTTCTCCAGGTATTGAACAAGGTAAATATTATCAAATTACAGCTCAAAGTAAGGCGGGAAAAACTCAGCTTGCAGACGCTTTATTTGTATTCAACACAGTTAAGCAAATAATTGATGATAATCTTGATATAAGATTAAAAATATTTTATTTTAGTTTAGAACTCTCAAAAGAAGAGAAGATGTTATCTTGTTTTGCAAATATACTTTATATCAAAGAAGGTTTAAGAATTGCTCCAACAGACTTGAAATCTACACATGCTAAAAAAGTTTTAAGTTCTGAAGTTTTAGAAATTATTTCTAAATATCAAAAATATTTTGATAAAATTGAAGAAATTGTAGAATTTATCGATTCAGTACGTCACGCCACAGGAATTTATGATTTAGTTCGTAAATATGCCGTGGCTAATGGAACTATTTATCATAGAGATATTGTAATAAATGGTGAAATAACTCAAGTTGAAGATAGATATGAACCTAATGATCCTGAAGAGTATGTTATGATTATTATAGATCATATTGGATTAATTCAACCTCAAAAACTAAATGGAACACAACTATCTTTACACGAAAGTATTTCATTATTATCTTCAGATTATCTAATTAAACTTAGAAATAGATTTAATTATATACCTGTTGTAGTTATTCAACAGGCTATTGCTGGAGAAAATATTGAACATAAAAAAGCTGGTGCATTGCGACCATCAGTCGCTAACCTTGGTGATAACAAATTGATTGCCCGTGACTGCAATATGATGATTGGAATTTTTAGTCCTTTTAAACATGAAATACCAGAATATTTGGGTTATGATATTCAACGTTTTAAAGATTCAATAAGATTTATGGAAATCATTATCTCTCGTGATGGTGGAGCAGGTACAGTTTGTCCATTATATTTTGATGGAGCTGTAACATACTTTAAAGAATTACCTTTACCAAATGACCCAGAATTAAATAAAGTTTACGAATTTATGAAAAATATTAAAAAATAATGAAAAATATTAAAAACTATGAGAGGTTACGAATGTTATAAATATCATTTAATAAATAAAGAATTAATTAAAAATTTAAATCATGCTTGTTGGGCAGGTTTAGATAAAAGTGAATATTTAGGTAAAGATATTTATATTGATAAATATATTGAACCTGAAATTACAGACAAACAACGTAAAAGAATTATATATTTATTAAATAAAATAACACCTTGTAAATTTACAACTATTAAAAATGTTAAATATATACAATTTAAGTTATTGAAATATCATTACTCAAATCTATTATTACTTAATTTCATTAGAATATTATGGTATGAAAACGAATCTTTTAATAATGAACAATTTTTTATAGATATTTGTAAACCTAAAACAAGAAAGTTAGATTATTTAGAATTTATGATGATTTGTATTAAAAATAATGTTGATAATAATAATTCATATGGATTAGGTGGTCATAGTTTTGTATATAAAGACATAATTCCAAAAACTAAAGAAATGTTGTATAAATATACAGGAAATTCAATGCAAACATTTTTACAATGTAAAATAGAAGATGTAAAATAAAAATATCTAAAAATAATATTTTTTAATATAAAATAAGTCCTTGAATAATTGCTTTTGTCATTTATTTACCCTATCTTTGTTGTCTAACAAAAGGTTCAATAAATGGAAAGAAATTATTATGTGTATCAACACACAAGATTAGACACTAACGAAGTATTTTATATCGGAATTAGTAAAGTTAAAAAATATAAAAGAGCTAGAGATAAATATGATAGATCTGATTTTTGGAAAAGAATTGTAAATAAAACAAAATACAAAATTGATATTTTATATGAAAATTTAACATTAGATGAAGCTAATGAAATTGAAATAAATTTAATTAGTCATTATGGTCGTAGAAATTTAGGATTAGGGAATTTAGTAAACTTAACTGATGGTTCTTCAGGAGTAAGAAATCAAATCGTTTCTAACGAAACAAGACTGAAGCAATCATTAGCAAATACTAAACATAAATCAAGAAAAGTGATTAATATTGAAACAGGTGAAGTTTATAATTCTTGTAGAGAATGTTGTAATATTAATAATTTAAAATATAATTATTTACAACCTCGATTAACAGAAAAGAAAATTAACGATACTTCTTATAGATATTTAGATATTCAAGATAAACCTTTAACTAGAATAAACACGGTTAAATTAAAAGTAATTTGTTTAGAAACTAAAAGAGAATGGAATTGTGTTAATGATTGTGCTAGAGATAACAATTTAAATGCTGGTACTTTACATCACAGACTTAATAGTAAATCTAGATTAAAAAATACAACTTCATATAGATTAGTTGGTCAAGAACATCTTGAAACAGAATACTTAAAACCTAAATTAACTAAAGTAATAAATATTGAGACAGGTGAAATATATGAAAGTATAAAACAATGTGCAGAAATGAATAACATAAGTTATAAAACATTAGGTAAACGAATGAGTGGAGAATTAAAAAATAATACTCCTTTTAAAAGATATGAAAATGATAGAATTGCCAAGTAAACCTATAAAACCAGAACAAGTAAATCCAAAAAGATTAATCTTATTTGGAAATCCTAAATCAGGAAAAAGTGAAAGTCTTAGTAGACTTGAAAATAATCTAATATTAGATTTAGAAAGTGGTTCTGGTTTTATAACAGGTTTGAAAATAGATGTTTTAAAAATAGCATCTGATAATGAGATTACACCTATTAGTGCTTTAAAATTAGTAATAAATAAAATTAGAGAAGGTAATCAACAAAATAAAGGGTTTTTATACAAATACATAACGGTAGATACTGTGTCGATGTTGGAAGAAAAATATGCTTTAGAATTAGCTTTAAAATTATATTTAAATACTACGGTTGGTAGGAATTTTCAAGGTACTGACGTAAGAACTCTTCCAAATGGCGCGGGGTGGCAATATCTTAAAGATGCTGTACAAATTGTTTTAGATGAACTAGAGACTCTTTGTGAGACACTAATTGTTTCTGGTCATACAAAAGAAAAACTTTATGAGAAGGATGGAAAGGAAAGTTCCGCAAGATGCCTGGATTTAGCGGGGAAATTACCTGCAATTCTATGTGCAAAAGCGGATGCGATTGCGTTCATCTACCGTAAAGGAAATCAAACAATCGCTAACTTTAAGTCTTCGGAAGATCTAATCGTTGGTGCAAGACCAGAACATCTTAAAAATCAAGAGATTGTATTACTAGAATCAGATGATCAAGGTAATTTTACATCTCATTGGGATAAGATATTTAAATAATATCAAAAATAGACAGACTGATTCAGTTGCAAATGATAGGTATCGAAGCCGATGAATTACAGACATTATATGTTGGCGTGGAGGTCATCTAAATCGTTAGTTAGCAAGTCAAATCAATGGAAGGGTACTTGCGGTATAAACCCCTTATTTTAAAATATATATAAGCCAATAAATTAAATAAATAAAAGAGAGAAAGAAGATGAGTACATTTAATCTAAATGAGAAGGTAGCAGGAAGTGCAGTATTTAATAACGGTGTAGCAGGTAAAGCTGTTGGAGTTAGTGTAACAGTTGAAAAAAGAAAAGTTGATGAACCAGATAGTTATCCAGATTATAAATTAGTAGTATCTGATGAATCAGGTGGTATGCCAATTAATCAAGGATTTTATATCAATTCAGAAGATGATGAAAAACGTCAACAAATGACATATCAACGTGTTAAATCTATTGCAGATGCAGTAGTTCCTGAAGACTTTGTATATCCTGAAGTAAATGGATATATTGATGCTTTGAATACATTATTTAAAGTTATTAAAGAAAATGCAGATGGTAAGAAAGTAGATGTATTTGTATCTTATGGATACACTGCAAAACCATCTAAATACTTAGGTTTAAGAATGTTTAATTTCATTCAGAAACAAAATGCTAGTTTTGATAGATTAAAACCAAGTAATACAGATATTTTAGAACGTCCTGAAGCTGATGCTCCAAAAGCAGATGGTGCAGGTACACAAGCTAAAACTTCTGGTGATATTTGGTAATAAATAAATAATTATAAATTAAGTGACCAGTCCTGTCTACAAATCTGGTGTGGGGTGATAGTAGATAATTTATAATGGTGGTTGAGTGGTGTAATGGTTAGCAATAAGGTGCAGGTTCGAATCCTGCCTCAACCTCAATATTAACTAAAATTAAAAATTATGAAAAATGTAGAACTAAAGCAAATTATTGAAGAGTTAGTAAAAGACGAACGTATTAAATCTTTTGAAATAACTTGGAATGGAGATTTGGGTGAATATCCTGGAGAAATTATAAAACCTAATATTAAAATTGTGAAATATAAAAAAATTAAAATAAATGTTTAATTTAAATAAAGAAAAACAATTAATATCTAAATCTGAGATTTTAAAATATTTTAATGAATTAGAAATATTTCAACATTATATAGATGATGAAGTAATGTTAGGTAAACTAATATTATCACCTCTAAGACGTGAAAATAAGGCTTCCTTTGGATTTTTTATTGGAGAAGGTAATGAAATATGTTTTAATGATTTTAAGCTCGGAAAAGGTGATTTTATACAGTTTTTAAGATTAAGAGATGGTTTAACATATTTTGAAGCTTTAAGCAAAGTTGCAAATGATTTTAATCTTCAAGATGATTATATTTGTAAATCATATCCTAAAACTGATAATACACCTAAAGTTAGAATTATTAAAGATGATATGTTATCTAAATATACAGGTTATTATTTAGGTAAGAAAGCTAGAGAATGGCAATCACACGATGTGTTATTTTGGAGACAGTTTGGTATTGGTAAAGAAACATTAGAGTTTTTTAATGTACAACCAATAAGTTTTATATTTATTGGAGAAAATTGTTTTCCTGCTGATAAATATGCATATTGTTTTATAGAAATGAAAGATGGTGTTGAAACATATAAAATTTATCAACCTTTTAGTGAAAATTATAAATGGATTAATAATCATAATAATTCTGTATGGCAAGGTTGGACTCAATTACCAGAATCTGGAGATAGTTTAATTATAACTAAATCATTAAAAGATGTAATGTCTTTATATGAAGTTGCTAAATTACCAGCAATTGCAATGCAATCTGAGAATGTATTACCAAAAAGACATATATTTCAACAATTAGAATCTAGATTTAAAAGTATTGAATTATTATACGATAATGATTTTGATAAAGACCCTAACTGGGGAAGAATATTTGCAGATAAATTTGCTAAAGAATTTGGATTAGTTGATAGTTTTATTCCAAGTAAATATGAAGCGAAAGATTTTTCAGATTTAGTGAAAAAATACGGTAAGGAAGCAGCTGAACATATACTATTATATGAAACTTTAATACCTTTTTAAAAAAAGATATGAGAAAAACTAATAAAAGATCTGCTGGTTATAAAACAAAAGCAGAATTAAAAAAAGAACGTAAAGAACTTAAAAGAAAGTCAAAAATGGAAAAAAAATATCTAATAGGGATATATGATGATTATAGAGAAAAAGGTGTTTCAAATAGTTCATTCGATAAAGTACATTGTAAATTAATAGGTTCTTATTCAACAGAACCAATCTATAATATGTATGATGTTGATGGTGATACTATGTTTTGTGTAGTTGAAACAAGTGGAAATACCTCTATTAAAGTTGAAGTTTGGGAAGTAGATGAAACTACTTTAGAAAAAATTGAAAGAAATTATAGTTATTATCCAGAATATGAAGAATATCCACAAGATTATAATAAAGCAAATGTATTATCTCCATTTGGAGAAATTATAATGTATTTTACAAGTGTGTTTCAACTTAAAGACAACCTTATAGTTAATGGTGATTGGATTGAATATCTAAATTATAAAAAAGTAATGGGTAATAAAAAAGAAAATGTATTATGAAAAATATAAAATTAACAGAAAATCACCAATCTAAGTTATTAGAAATGTGTAAAGAATTGTTTTATCAATATGAAAAAATATATTTAGGTGTAAATGATTATGATGATAAATTAGATGGATATATTTATTTTACCGATAATACTTTAGGAGAAATTATAAATATTCATTGGTTTGAATTTTGTATAACTACACTTGCTGTAAGAATATTATGTAAAAATAAAAGTGTAATTAATTCAAGTTATTCTAAAAATTATTTTTTACAAAATAAAATTATAAATAGTGATGAACATATTGTTAATTATTTATATAAAGAATTTAAAAAATTAAAATAATGAGTAATAAAAAATATTTAGTCTCTGTCTACGGAAGCCTTCGTAAAAAAATGGGAAATCATTCATATTATTTATCAAATTCTGAATATAAAGGAACATTTACAACAGAACCAGAATATACTTTACATTCATTATCTCATTATCCAGGTCTTAAACAAAATGGTAATCATTCTATTGTAATGGAAGTTTATGAAGTTGATGAAAAAACATTAGAAACTTTAAATAGATTAGAGGGTTATCGTCCTAATGAAAAAGCAACTTTCTATGATAGAATTGAGATTAATACTCCTTGGGGTAAAGCTTTTACATATATTTATGTAAATGAATTATCTAAAGATTCTATTGTGGAATCAGGAGATTGGGTTATGTATAAAAATGAACAAAAATCGTGGTCAAGTGTCACAAATAATTAAAAAATATGGAAAATAAAAAACCAAAAAATTATCCAGCATTTGCAATGGGGTATTGCAATGAACAATCGAATTTATCTCAAGAAGGAATGACTTTAAGAGATTATTTCGCTAATTCAGCAATGCAAGGTATTTGTGCTGATGGTCATACTTTTTGGGATAACTCAAGTATTCAGGGAAATCCTGTAAATATTGCTAAGTTATCTTTTGAAATTGCAGATGAAATGTTAAAACAAAGTGAATTATAAAAAATTATAAAAAATGAATAATATAAAAAAGATCGCCATTGTGGGACATTTCACTGGGGAAAATAGTTTTGGAATTTCTAAACCGTATCTATTCTTTTGGCAACGATTTGGAGAAGTTTCTCTAATTTCACCATTTGAAAAACACGTAAGAGATGTTGATTTGTTAGTAATGCCAGGTGGTCAAGATGTAGATCCTTATAGATATTTATCACCTGAAGAAGATACTCATATATTCACAGGCTCTCCTTGTATGCAAAAAGAAAGATTTGATAGATTTTTATTACCTAAATATATGGAAGCTAATATCCCCGTGTTTTGTACTTGCCGCGGCATGCAATCAATGTATGTAACACTAGGTGGTAAACTTAATCAACATATGTCACACGAAACTAATCCTTCTCACGATGGTGGTAAATTAGTTCACGGAATTACATTTGAAAATCAACATATTATTCCAGGATTTGCAGAAATTACACAACATAAACCTGGCGAATATAAAATCAATAGTAGACATCATCAAACAGTTAATGAAGAAACTAAACCTGAAATCGTAACAATTCTTGCTAGACACGATAAAGATAATGAAATTGAGTTTGCAACTACATTCCCATTTTATCCTTGCCACATGACACAACATCATGTAGAGGACACATCAGATCCTGCTACAGTATTTTTAATAAAACACTTATTAACTTTAAATGATGAATAAATTGAAAAAATATAAGTTATTTAGACCTCTGATTTTATCACGTCATCCGTCTCACTCAATTTTAAGAGCTAAAAATCAAACATTACCACTATTACCATTTAGATCTGTAATCCGTCTTGGTTCGACGACAGTTTCTGATGGTAGATTGGAAATTAATACAGTAGAAGCAGTTAAAAATTCTGCTTCTAAATTGTTAATGAAAAAGAAATTTACTGAAGCTGGGGTTAAAACTGCTAGTTGGTGTACCTTATCTTTAGAATTAGGAACTGGTGATTATAAATATAGTGAATTTGATGCTTTTAAAAATAATAGTATAATTACTGAACAAGAAAGTGATAATGCTATAAACACTCTGAATTATCCAATTGTAGCTAAATCTCATTTTGGTTCTAGAGGTGTTGGTAATACTAAATTTAATACTAAAGAAGAATTAGAAGCTTGGTTACCAAATAAAAACCTTAATAATTATATATTCGAGAAATTTGTTAAAATGACTAGAGAATATAGATTACATATAACTAAATTTGGTTGTTTTTATACTTGTAGAAAGTTAGTTAAAAGTGATGCACCTGAAGATACTTGGCAAAAACACGATGATGTTTGTAATTGGGTATTAGAAGAAAACCCATCATTTAAGAAACCTAAGAATTGGGACGCTATTGTTGCAGATTGTATTAAAGCAAAAGATGCTTTAGGATTAGATATTTGTGCATTTGATGTAGGTGTTCAAGGTGCTAAAGATGGAGTTGAAAGAGAAAATCCTGAATGGGTTATATTTGAGTCGTGTTCAGCACCAAGTTTTGGTAATATAACTGGACAAAAGTATATTGAAATTTTACCAAAATTATTAATAGATAAATATAATAACAAATGAATCCAGAATTATTAGAAAAAATAAAACAGTACAGCTTAGATGAATCCACTTCAAAAAATACAATTAAAATGTTTTTAAATGGTCATATATCTGCTAAATTATATGAACAAGTTGAAGGTGAAGAAATATCTGATAAAGTTGAAACAATTCATAATTATTTACATAATGTTATTAAAGAACCTGAAGTAAAACAAGTTCTAAATATTGTAATTGCAGACGATGCTTCCTCTTTAGACTATGTGTCATATTTAAATGAAAAATATGAAGTTATTGTTCATAAAACAAAAAATGTAAAAGATCCAAAAGATATTGATTTAGTATTATTTACAGGTGGTAAAGATGTTAATCCTCAATATTATGGTGAACAAATTGGTAAATATACAAGTATTAGTAAATCTAGGGATAGTAAAGAAGCTGATACTTTTCATAAATTTAAAAATTATTCATTCCTCCTTGGAATTTGCAGGGGTTCACAGTTGCTTACAGTGTTAAGTGGTGGAAGATTAATTCAACATGTTGAAGGTCATTGTAGAGACCATGATATTATTTTAAATATAGGATTAAGATACAAAATAACATCATCTCATCATCAAATGTTATATCCATTTGATTTAAATAAAAAAGATTATGAATTAATTGCATACTCTGAATATTTTCAAAGTAAAACTTATCTTAACGGTGATAATAAAGAAATTGAATTACCAAAAGATTTCTTAGAACCTGAAATTATTTATTATAAAAATACAAACGCATTAGTAATTCAAGGTCATCCCGAATGGAATCATTGTGAAAAAAGAACTTCTTCAATGTGTTTAAATTTAATTGATACATATTTAAAAGAGTTTAAAGGTGTAAAAGAAAAAAGTACTTTAGGTTATTATCAAACAAAATCTATCATAGATACTGCACCATTAGATTATGATGATGAAGAAAACTATGACTATGTTGAAGAAGAAGTGTATAATGAAGAAAATGAATTAAATTAAGATTGTAAAAAAATATGAAAATTAAAAATATAACTTTAGGTACAGATCCAGAATTATTTCTACAAAAAGATAATAAAATTATTTCAGCAATTGGTAAAATAGGGGGTTCTAAATCGGAACCCCAACCAATTTCAACAGATGGTCATTTTATTCAAGAAGATAATGTTGCAATTGAGTATAATATTCCACCTTGTACAACAGTTACTGATTGGGTATATCATCATAATTTTGTTAAAGATTATTTAGATATATTAGTATCTGGAATGGGATGTACATTAGCTATTCAACCTTCTGCTACATTAGATGAATCTGAGTTAGACAACGATATTGCGCGTCTTGCAGGTTGTGAACCAGATTTTGATGTATGGAATGAATGTATTAATGAACCTGCTGATTTAAGTGCTACTAATATGCGTTCAGCAGGAGGTCATATTTCAATTGGTTGGGATAATCCTACACAGGAACAACAAATTGATATGGTTAAGACTATGGATGCTACTGTAGGTTTGGAATCTGTATTATTAGATACTGATATAGAACGTAAAAAACTTTATGGTAAAGCAGGTTGTTTTAGATTTCGTGAATATGGTATTGAATATCGCAGTCTATCTAATTTCTGGATTAAAACAGATGAATCATTAAAATGGGCTTGGAATACTACAATGAAAGCGATTGATTTAGTTAATTCTGGTAAAATTGAAGAAGTTAAAGAATTGGGTAGTTATATTGTAAAAGCTATCAATACTAATAATAAAGAACTTGCTCAAGAATTATTAAATAAAATTGAAGTAATTACTAATATTAAAACAGAAGTTTTAAATGAATAATTCAGAAATCCCATTATTATTAAAAAGATGTTTAACTTATGGTGTAATAATATTACCATATCAATTAAATATAATTTTAAATCAATCTGAAAGTAAAATTATACCTGATGAAATATTATCTAAATTAAATAAACTTGAATTAGAAAAATATGTAAAAGGATTATGGTTATGTGGTCAAGAAATGTCACGAGATTGGTCTAAAGGTCACGAATTATTAAAAGAATTAGGATTTGAAGAAACTGTAAAAACAGTAGGACATCGCTCATTTGTGAGCTTAATATTTAAAAAATAAATTAAAAATGGTAAAAATAATTCTAATATTAGCATTATTACAATATATAAGTAACTTTCTATTTGGTTATAAATCAAATATTTTAAGTTGTGGAATTTTTGGAATGTCAACAAATAAAGCTGAGAATTTAGATGTTAACGCAGTACATATATTAGGTATTTACAATATTGAACGTGGTAAAATGTCTTGTGGATTATCTTGGGATGGCGATGTACAATATGGTCTTGGTTTTGATAAATTATATACAGATTTTATTGTAGATAGAGAAATTAAACCTGCTAAAATCCCTATCATGATTGGTCATACTAGACAACCTAGTTATGGTTTTGCAATTACAGAAGATAATGCACACCCATTTGGATTTGGTACAAGTAAAAATAAAGAAGGTTATGAAATGATTTTCTGTCATAACGGTACTTTAAAAAATCATAAAGAGTTAGCTAAAAAGTATGATATTGATTTAACTGAAAAAATTACAAAAATATCACATGGTGGACATTTCTATGAAACAACTCGTGACAAAATTGATAGTGAAGTATTAGGTGAAATATTATATAAAACAAAAAAATTTCATGTTTTAAGTGAATATATTGGGGCGGCTGCATTAGCTTGGACTTGGATTGATGAACCAAATAAATTATATTTATGGTCAGGTGCTTCTAAATTAACACAAGGTTCTAATGTAGTTACTGAAATAGAAGAAAGACCTATGAATGTTTACTGTAAGAATGAAAACAGTATGTTTTTTTCATCTTTAAAAAATAGTTTAACTGTTTTAGGTGCGTCTAAAAAAGATGATTTACAAATAGATTACAATACTGTGTATGTTATTACAGATGGTGATTTTAAAAATGCTGAAAAACACAAAGTTAGTCGGAAGCAGGTTGGTCAATCAGAAGCTATTGCAAACAATTATAGAGGTAATTACAAAAATTATTACAATGGTTATGAGGAAGATTATTGTGATTGGGAAGACATGAGAACACCAAAGGTAAACATTACAACTTCTACAAAAATTGATATTGAAAAACATTTAATGATTAATTTGCAAAATGACAAACCACTTAAACCAATTGCCGATTATGGTAATAAAATATATTCTAAAAGTTTAAGATATTGGCAAAATGAAGTTCTTATAAGTGGAATATTTATTTATATTAAAAATTGGGGTTTTAAGTTTGTAGGAATCGATACTTTGGGGGCAAATACTTGTATTACACATATAAAAGGTTTAACTTTTAATTACGATACTGGTACCTTTAACTATAATGTAATGAATAAAGAAGGTTATGTACCTTTTGAAAAAAATGTTGAAAATATACAATTTCATTATTTTATAAATGGTGTTTTATTAAAAACCTTAGAAGATTATAATAGAGCTGTTATTTTAAATAGAGATTTAAAAGCGCCTGCTAAAACTATTGATTATCGAATATTATCTTATATTTCTAAACATCCTATAATTGATATAGATTCCACAGATAGAACTTCTGCAATGTTTGATGGTAAATTATTTACTGGAAATACAACTGAATTAGGATTTGAAAAAATATATTATTTTAATAATGGTATTTTTGTAAAATGGACAAGAAGAGAAGATTTAATAATTAAAGTTGAAACACCTGTTATAGTATTACCTACTACTACAAATTCAAAGTTATTTGATGAAGATTTGTTTGATGATTCTATTAAAGCTATTGAAGATTTTGAAAAATATAATGAAGAAATTGTAATTTCTGAAATGATTTTAGAATGTTTTGAAAAACATGCTGAAGATATATCTGAAACAATTATTGAACTTTCTGATTGGGAAGATAATGAAAATGTTAAAACAGCAATAAATACACTAAATCTAATAAATCATACATTAAAAGACTTTGTTGAAAAACCTAATACAAAATAAAAATGAGTGCTGAAAAAAAAGTAGTTACAATAAAAGGAGAAGAAGTACCTATTTCTCAATGTAGAAAATTTAATAAACTTTATTATAAACTAGGAGATATTAATATTCAAAATTCAGGTGATTGTTATTTAATTAATGGTAAATGTTATAGAGAAGAAACGGGTTTAATTGTTTATAATTATAGTGTAAATCAATACGTTATTTTAGATAATACGTTAATAAGAGGTGTTGTTGATATACTTGAAAATGAATTGATTATAGGATATTTTAATAAAAATGATTTAAAATATTCAAAAGTTATAGATAAAAATGGAAATCATTATCATTTATGTAATTCAGAAATTTTCAAAAATAATAAAGAATATCGAGAACAATTATCTACTGGAGATTTTTATCATATATCAAGACTTCCCGCTTATAAATTTAATTCTATAATATTTCCAAGTAAAGATTATAAATATAGTTTACCTTATGACTCAAAGGGAATTATCGAACATCATTTAAAAGGTTATAAAAATTACAATCCTGAAATTTCAAAGAATATTAAAAATTATGCACCTTTATTAGAAAATTTATCATTTGGTTTAGAATTTGAAACAACTAAAGGACACATTCCAGATAGAATTCTTAACCAATATGGATTGATTCCTTTAAGAGATGGTTCAATATCTGGCATTGAATATGTTACTGTTCCTATGGAAGGTGAAAAAGGTTTACAATGTACTATAGATATTCTTAAAGTTTTAAAAGAAAGAACTGAATATAGTGATGAAACTTGTTCATTACACTTACATTTAGGTAATGTTCCAAGAACAAAAGAATTTATATTAGCATTTTTTAAAGTAGGTATGAGAATTCAAGATGAAATATTTCAAATGTTTCCATTGTATAAAAAGTATAATTATCATATTAAAAATAAAAATTATTCTGCACCATTACCAACATTTGAAATTTTATCCCAATTAGATCCTGTTATAACTTCTGATAATATTGATATTAATTTTGGAGTATTGTATAAATATTTATCAATGGGTCAAGATTTTAAATCTGTTGGTAATGATCTTGAAAATGTTTTAAGTCATCCTGCAGATCCAAATGGTAACCAAAAATGGCTTGTCAAATGTAGATATTTTTTGTATAACCTAGTTCCATTGATATTTGGTAATAAACAAACTATTGAATTTAGAATTCATACTCCTACATATGATGTGAATAAAATACTTCCATTTATATTTATGAATAGTTTGATAGTTAATTTTACAATAAGAAATCAAGATTCTATTTTATCAAATAAAAATATTTTAAATAATTATAATTTATTAGATATTTTACTTACTCAAACAGAAACATGTGATATTCCATATGGAGGTAAATTTAGAGATATGATGTATAATTATATTGAAAAAAGAAAAAACTATTGTGAAAGTCAAACTTTAAGAGGTAATATTTTAGGAACTGAATCTGAAATACCAGCTCCTAATGAAATTGATTGGATAACTAATCAACAAGAGAAACAAAATCCTTTTTTAAATAGATATAGCGAAAAACCTTTACCAAAATTAAAATCACAGAATGTTGTAATGGGTAAAAGAAGATCTGCAGTTGTTTCTCCAAATCAAGAATTATATACTTGGATAAATAGTATATATAGTGCAGATTTAAGTAATATGAGTTTTGATAATACAGCATATCACAAAGAAGTTAAAGAAATGTTAGTTAATGATGATATAGGTATCAAATCTCAAATGGAAAAAGTAGAACCAAGTTTAATTGCAGAATCTCAAATCCAACCTGATGATCTCCCTTACTAAAAATATAGATAGTTTTAATTGGAAAAAAGAACTAAGTTTAGAATGGTCAACAACTTTATCTGATTTATTAGAATCTGACTATTCAAAACACCTAAGTAATTTTATAAGTCAAGTTTATCTATCAGGAAAAGAAGTTTATCCCATAAAAAATAGATTATTTACATCCTTTAAGAGATGTTCTTTACGAGATGTTAAAATTGTTGTAATTGATAATAGACCTGTTAAAGATAGCAGGTCTTCAGGTATAGGTAGAGGTATAGTAGAATCTTCAATACTGATTAAAGATTTACCTAGAGAGTTAAGAGAATTTAGAGATTGTATTTATGAGACAATTTATGGAAATCAATATAGTATAACTAATTTTGATAATAGTCTTGATGATTATTGTGATCAAGATATGTTATTTTTAAATTGTTCAATGTGTGTTGAAAAAGATAAAGATTATACAACTATTTGGAAACATTTTATTCGCAATGTAATTCAAGAAATTAATAAAAGAAAGGAAAATATTGTATATTTATTTTTAACAGGAGACAATTTAGATTTACGTAATTATATTGATGAAAGTAAAAATAAAGTTATTATAAATCCATTTTTAGTATTAATGAGTTATTCAACTATTTTTACAGAATTAGATGAGTACATAGAAAATAATTATGCATCACACGCTAGAATATCATGGTAGAAAATAAATTAATATTTATTCCTGGAAACGTACCAAGTTCTAAAAATAGTAGAATTAATACAAAACATGGTAGTTTTGCAAGTAAAACTGTAAAAGCCTATTTAAATAATTTAGGAATTCAATCTTATTCTTCAAGTAAAAAGACAGTTAAAGGTTATGTAAATAAACCTAATTTAATTGAGAATTTAAGAGAAGATTTCTCAGACCAAACCAGTGGTAAACAATTACCACTGGAAATAGGTTTTCATTTTGTTAGAGATTCGAAACGAAAGTTTGACTTCCATAATGTCGTACAAGTGATTTTAGATTTAATGACAGCTAGTGATATTATTATTGACGATAATATGGATTGTGTAATACCTTTTGCATTAAAAATAGATAATAAATTTTACAGTGTAGATAAATTAAACAGTGGGGTTTGGATTAAAATAATTTAATTAAATAAAAATGAAAAAAGAACTATTACAAAAAATTAGTAGATTATGTTGTTTTGCTTTAAGTGATAAAGAATGTATTAAATTACAATCATATTTAATCGTGGAAGATTATACGTCTTCTAGATTATATTTAGATAAACTTATTGAAAATGTTGAATGGACTTTAGCGTTTGATGAAAATGATGAAGTTATTAAAAAACAATTAATAGACACTAATTCACTAATGGATTTAGTAATAGAACTAACAATTGTAAATGAAAGAGATAACGAAAGAGAACAGGTTAGAACAATTACTGGATAATGAAGAATTTATAGATTTAAAATTATCGTATTCACGTATTAGTGACTTCGATCGAAATGGTGCTAAAGCCTTGATCCGTCCCTCCAATCCTGAAGGTGATGGATTAAGATTTGGTTCTTATGTAGATGATTTATTAGTAGATAAAGTTACAAATAATAATCTATGTAAAAATATATATGTAGTTTACGACGATAATAAACCAACTGCCACATTAGGTACATTATGTGACATTATAATTGATAATTATGATGTAATTCCAGATAAGAATACAGTTTTAAAAATTGTAAAGCATAATGGATTTTGGAGTAATATCAAACTTGAAGAAAAGTTAATAGCTAATTTTGATAAAGATGAATTTTGGAATTATATTAAAATTAAGTTTGAAACTAAAGATAAACTTGTAGTTACTCAAAAAGAATCACAAGATGCTGAAGAATGTGTTAATTTATTATTAAATCATAAACATACACATCATTTATTTAATAATGATTTTGAAAATCACTATCAATATAAATTTGAATATTATTATAAAGGATTTCATTTAAGAGGTATTATTGATAAAATGTCAATTGACCATAAAAATAGAACTGTTTATATGGAAGATATTAAAACTGGTTCATCAAGAGCTGATGAATTTACAAAAAGTTTTATTAAATATTGTTATTATTTTCAAGAAGCAGTTTATGTTAAAGCATTTGATAGTATTTGTGAACAATTAGGATTAGTTAATTATACATTAGCATCATTTAAATTCATATTTATAGGTAGAGGTGAAAAAGTTCCTCACATATTTGAAATAAGTGATAAATGGCATAATGCTGCAATTAATGGATTTACAACAAAAGCTGGTTATAAATATAAAGGTTTGGATGAAAATTTAGATTTAATTTATTACCATTGGAAAAATAAACTTTATGATTTTAGTCAAGAAGTTTATGAAAATAATGGAAGTTTAATATTAAATGATGATTTTATAGAAGTAAATTAATATGGAAGAAAATAATAAAATTATCGCAGAATTTATGGGATATGCGTTAAATGAAAATGATGAATATCCTATAGAATATATTACAGTACAAGGTCATTGGGATACTTGTTCAATTCAAGATTTAAATTATCATAAATCTTGGGATTGGTTAATGAAAGTTGTTGAAAAAATTACATCAATTTTAATGTTAGATGATAATTATAAATATAATTATCTTTATATCGGTTATGATTTTGAAGATAAAGAACATTATGTTAATTTATATGTATCAGAAGATACCCAATTAAACGGATCTTCAAAAAATTCTAAAATAGAAGCTACATACGAAGCAGTAGTAAAATTTATTAACTTTTATAACAAACAGAAAGAAGAATAAATTAATGAGTAGAGAAATAGAAAACACTAAAAAGCCTCGATATTCAAAATCGAAGACTTACTTATTACCATTAATATCAGAAGTACTAGATTTAGATATAAAATTTTTACCATATCTTATCAATACATATTTATTTGATGAAAATAATGAATATGAAAATTGTATATTTATATTACACGAATTCAATTTTAAGAATCCTGAATTCACTAAATATGAACATAAACTTACAAATAATAGTTTATTTGTAAAACATATTGATATAGATGATAAAGTGGTATATATATTTAAATTCCCAGAAGAATATCTTAATGAATATAATTGTTTATTAAATAGTCAATACTCTAAATTTGGAGATGATGCTAAACAATTAATTTTAAGATTTTGGGGTGAAGTATATTCTGGTAATAGTGTAGGTGTAAACTTTCTACTAAAAATAAAGCAAATACTTTACAAAGAAATAAAACTAAAAGAGAGATTACAAAAAGAGTTAGGGGTTACTATAGATAGTAACCAAGAGTTGGGAGATTACGTTAATCCTCATAATGAAGTACTAATACTAACAGAAGTTGGAGGGAAAGTATGGAAATAAATAATAATAATACAAATAAATATATGTTAAAAAGAAGTTTGTTAGTTAAACGAACAAGTGTGTTACCTGAAGAATATCCAGAATTAGAAACCTTTTTATTATCAATTAATAAAACAATGTGGTTTGTAAATAAATGGGATTTTTCTTCAGATAAAAATGACTTTAATAATTTTATGTCATTCAAAGAAAAAATGATTGCTAAAAGAGCTTTATTAGCTATTGCACAAGTTGAAATTAAAGTTAAAAGATTTTGGGCAGATTTATATAATATGTTTCCAAAACCTGAAATTGATTCAATTGGTGTTAGTTTTGCAGAAAGTGAAGTACGTCATCAACGAGGATATAGAAAACCTATTGAAGTATTTGGTTTACAAGAAGAATTTGAAGACTTAGAAAATGTTGCATGTATCGCAGATAGAATTAAATACCTTGAAAAATATTTATTAAAAGTTAAAGAAGGTAATTCAACAGACCATATAATGGCTTTGACATTATTTTCTTTAGCAATTGAAAATAGTTCATTATTTGGATTATTTTCAATATTAAAAGTTATTAATAAAGAAAAAGGGTATTTAAAAGATACAGATAATGTTATCATGGATACTACAAAAGAAGAAAATATTCATGCCTTATTTGGTATTTATATTATTAATCTTTTAAAGGAAGAAAATCCTGAAATATTTCCAGAAGATTTTAATAATGTTGTAAAAAATGCAATGATAAAATCTTATGAATCAGAATCTAGAATTGTTGATTGGGTTTTTGAACATGGAGATTTAGAGTATTTAGAAGCAGAACAAGTAAAAAATTATATTAAATTTAGAATTAATTATTCATTAGAATTGTTAAACATTGATAAAGTATTTGATATTAAAGATGAAGATGTTGAAAAATTTGATTTTTTTGAATTGGAACAAGCCTCTACAATACATGTAGATTTCTTTCATAAAACTTCACCAAATTACAATAAACACGCACACGTAGCAACAACTAATGACTTATTTTAAAATATATGTATAATTGGATAAATCAGGCTTCGTTAGCCTATTTAAATGACGGAAAAAGTGGTTATTTATTACCAGGAGAAACTCCTGAAATTAGATTTGAATTAATTGCAGATACAATTCAAGAAGTATTACCAAAAAATCCTACTTTTAAAGAAGAGTTTTTAAAATATTTAGATATTGGAATGTATGCATTATCAACACCATTTATTACAAGTGTTGGTAGAAAAAGTGCTTTACCATTTAGCTGTAGTAATCAACATATTGGTGATTCTATGGGTGAAATAGCATTTGCTAAAGGAGAATCTGCAATAATGACAAAAGTTGGTAAAGGTTGTTCTGGATATATGGATTTAAGAGGTGCTGGGGCCGCTATTACAAATAGCGGTATTTCATCACCAGGTTCATTATATTTTGCAGAAGGATTTAATCAAATTATTAAAGAAGTGAATCAAGGTGTCAGAAGAGGATATATGGCACTATATTGGGATATTGATCATGATGATATTTTAGGAGTTTTAGATATTCAAAGAGATAATAATCCTTTAGATAAAATTAACTATGGAGTTTGTATAGGTCAAGATTTTTTAAATAAAGCTGCAAATGGTGATGAAAAAGCTAGGGAAGTATTATTAAAAGTGCATGAGTCTAGATTTCTAACAGGATTACCATATATTTTCTTTAAAGATAATGTAAATAATGCTAAACCAGATGTATATAAAGATAATGATTTTACAATTAAATCATCAAATCTTTGCACTGAAATATTAGAAGTTTCTGATGATAAATATTCATTTGTTTGTGATATTGCTGCAATGAATGCAATATTTATAGATCATCCTGAGTTTGGAAGAGCTGTGGAAGTCCTTGCTCAAGCATTAGATGGTTTACATACTATTTATCAAAGAACTCTATTAAGTTGGAAACATAGTGATAAAAAAGAAGATAACTATAAATGGCTCTTCTTACAAAAAGCATATAAATCTTCGCATGATTTTAGAGATATTGGTGTAGGTTGTACAGGTTATCATACATTGTTACAAAATAATAATGTAGCTTTTGAATCAATGGATGCTAAATATATTAATGCTAAGCTATTTAAAAAAATTCAAGAACATACTTTAAAATCATCTCAAGAATTAGCTTTACTTTATGGTGAACCTAAAATGCTTGAAGGTTATGGTAGAAGAAATTGTTTAATGAATGCTGTAGCACCAAATACATCTTCTGCATTTATACTAGAACAAGTGTCTCAAGGTATAGAACCTATCTTTAGTAATTATTATATTAAAGATATTGCTGGTGGTAAACATGTAATTAAAAATCCTAATTTAGAAAAGTTATTAGAAGAATTAGGTATTAATAATAGAAGTGTTTGGAATAGCATTGCACAAAATGATGGTTCAGTATCACATTTAACAGAACTTAACGAGCATCAAAAGAATGTTTTCAAAACTTTTCAAGAAATAGCTCCAATGGAGATATTGATTCAAGCAGCGCAAAGACAACAATTTATAGATCAATCTCAATCATTAAATTTAATGATTAATCAAAAAGTTGGATATAAAGAAGTTAACGCATTATTGTATAAAGCTGCAGAACTTGGAATTAAAACATTATATTATCAACATGGTACAAACGCTGCACAACAACTAAGAAAATCACTATTAGAATGTGATTCTTGTGCTGGATAAATCTTAAATATGGTAAATAGTAAATCAATAAAAAGTAATACTGGTTATAAAGGTATTTATTTTAATAAATTAAGTGGAAATTTTAGAGTTAGAGTTACTCTATATAAAGATGGTAATGGTATTGAAGTAGGTCAATATGAAACTTTAAAAGAAGCTATTAAAGCTAGAGAAGATTATATTAAATCTTTATTTTAAAAATTAACAAAGTGTGAAAAAGGCGTTGTAGTAACACAAATTTAAGATACCTCAGAATGCCTGAATCTATACAAGCCCCGTAACTGATAACTCGGTAGGCTATAGAGTAGACCCGATAACAACGTAACTATGTAAGGTATCGCCCTGTAGTAAAGCCTCTTGTAGTGAAGCTGTAAGGTATCTTTTAATAATAGAGAGAAGTGTAGCCTGATTGGTAAAGGCAGCAAGTAATGTTGGGAAGTGGTTCGATTCCTCACCTTCTCTCTTTATTTTAATAAAGAAATATGGGAAATAAAAAAATTATAATTTTAGATTTTTCAACAGCAGAAGTTCATGTATTTCCATATGATGAAAATGTATGGGATGATGGTGAAGATTTTATTGAAGATGAAAATGAAAATGGAGATATTGCGTTAAGTTTAAGCAATTGTCAATGGATGATTGTAGATGATTTAAAAATAGAAATACATTAATGACAAAAAATGAAATTCAGAGAATAATAATTGATAAAATTAAAAAAGCTTATTTTAGAGGAATTGTATTAGCTAGTGTTCGTAGCGGTAAAACTAGAATTTTACTTACTGCAATTAGAGAAATGTCGGATAATGATTTAGATACTAATATTTTATTAAGTACACCTCAAGTTGACATTTTACATAGCTGGAGAGAAGAATGTGAAAAATTAGAATATTATCCTAAAATTGAATATTGTAATTTTAAATCATTACATAAGATTCAATATAATAAATACGATTATATTATATTCGATGAGTCGCATGCTATACCATTAGTTAATGTTTTACCAATTGTATCTAAAATTGTTAAAAATAATGATAAAGTTATATTAGCATCTGGTACATATAGTGAAGATACTCTATTAAATTTAAAGTTCTCAACAGATTTACAACAAATTGTAGATTATAGTACAGATGATGCAATTAATGATGGAATTGTTAATAATTTTAAAGTAGAAGTTCATTTATTTAAATTAGATAATACTAAATCTGTACAATTTGGAGGGTTAAAGAAATGGTATTCAACAGATTATAAAGAATGTTTAAGAATGTCTAAAAAAATAGATAATTCTTTTGGTCAAGATAAAATGATGGCTGCATTATTTAGAATGAAAATGATAAATAGCTGTCAATCATTAATAAGAGTTGTTAAAAAATGGATTGAAGATAATCCTGATAAACGATTTATATTATTTACAGGAGATGAAAAAGTTGGTTTAAATTATAATATCCCAATGTTTAATTCTAAAAGTAAAAATAACGACGTTTTAAAAGACTTTCAAGAGTATCGCAGTAATAGTTTATGTCTTATTAAAAAAGGTGGAACAGGAGTGACATATGAAGGTCTAGATACTATATTGATTACAGATATTAACTCTAACTCTGAAACATTAGAACAAAGATGTGGTAGAAGTCTATTATTTGAAGAAGGTAAAGAATCTGTTGTACACATTTTTTGTTCGATGGAAGATTTCCAACTAAGGTGGTTAGAGTCTAGTCTAAAATCTATTAATCCTGAAAGAATTAGTTATAAATATATATAAAAATGGAAAAAATAAAAATTTATTATGCTTGTGGAAATGGAGGAGATGGTTCTGTTTATTTAAAATGGTTTCAAACTCAAGATGAAGCAAGTGATTGGGAAGAAAATCAAAATGAAGGTTGGGGTGAAGATTGTACAGGAAGTGTAGAAACGTTTATTGGGTCTGACATTCATAAAAAATCTTTAATTAATTAATAAATGAAAAAAATTAAAGAATTACAAAAAAGATCTAAACTTTGTGAAGGTAGAGATTTTGGTGTAGGATTTACTATCTTAAATAAAAAAGGTAGTAAATTTGAAACCTATTTACCATTTACAGCTTGTAGAGATTATTTAAATGATTTTGCTTATGTGGAATCTACTAAGAAAGAAATAGGTCAAATCTATGGATATGATCATAAATTATTAAATTGTTTTGATAAGAAAAATATTGTATATTTTGGTGTAAAAACTTTACATAGAAATAATCAAGGTAATTATGATAAATTTGATGAACTTCAAGATATTTTAATTAATAATTATATACATTTAGAAATATTTTTAAATAAAATTGAAACAGATTTAAATATTAAAATTAAAACAAGAATTGAACTAGATGAAGATACTTTAATTATCAAATGTTCTAAATTCTGGGTTAAATCAACACCGTTAATTAGTGTTTATACATTATTAATTAGATGTTATTTTAATACTGATTTAGAAGGTAATTCTATTGTAGATATTCTTAAAAATAATAAATCTTTCATTAATGCTGACTCTATGATGAAAAAACCTTGTATTGATTTTTATGAAATGTATTTAAATAATAAAAGTAAATTTATTAATCCTGATTACAATGGTTATGGTTTAGTAAAAGATGGTAATCCTGGTTTAATTCATAATTTTGGAATTGATGGATTTATTAAAAAACTTAGATAATATGATAACAGCAAAATTAATATTAACAGGAAAAGAAACTTATGACTCAGAATATCCAACAGTTTCAAAACACGATGCTTTAGAGGCAATGATAGAATTTGCAAAATTACACGTAGAGGAAGCTTTAAAACAAGCAAGTGAAAATGCTTTGTTAGGAAATACAGAAAAAGGTGTGTATTCAGTATTAGCTGTAAGTAAAGATTCAATTTTAAAATCTTATCCATTAGAAAATATAAGATAATGAATGTAATTTATAAATATAACAATGGTAATGGAGCTACATTGTGTAATGAATGTAGAACAATAATAGCTACTGGTAAAAGAGTAGAAAGATTTTATTGTGATAAATGTCAAAGTAAATTAAATGATGCTTTGGTAAAACATTATGAAATAATGGATAAAGAAGTTCATCAAAATAGAGGAAATTTAAATAAATGAGTTATGAAAGAAGTTATAGAAAGATTACAACATATGATACAGTGGTCTGATAGAATTGGTTTTGATGAAATTAATGAAATTGAAGAATTAATTGAAATTTTAGAAATTCAAATGAAATATGACAGAAAATAGATTTGAAGAAGTTGTTGATTGTTTTCTAAATAGTATTAGAAACACACTTTTAGTAAAGGGTCTCGAGTACAGGCGTAACAAAAATGTATTTCACAACTTTGATGAAGGAAGTAAAAGAAGTGGTTTGATACGAGAAAAAGTATTAGATGGATTTTTATTAAAACACGAAATATCTATTGCTGATATTACTAATGATTTAGTAGATGGTAAATTACCAACTATAAAAGTATTAGATGAAAAATTTGGAGATAATGTTATTTATCTTATAATAAAAATGGCTTCTATAATTGATAAAATTGAACAAAATGAAATTGATAAAGTTGAAAAATGGAAAACTGGAAAATAATTAAATTCTTTAAAGATTTATTTCTTAAAAAAGAAGTTAAACCTAAAAGAATTTGGCACATTTCGGATACACATTCTTATCATAGATTATTAACAATTCCTGAAAATATAGATATTGTTATTCATAGTGGTGATGAATCTAATTATAAAGACCAATATCAAAATGAACCTGAATTTAGAGATTTTATATTATGGTTTGCAAATTTACCTATAAAACATAAAGTTTTTGTAGCTGGAAATCATAGTTCTTATGTATTTCACAACAAAAAAGAAGTTAATCAAATTTGTAAAAATTTAAATATTATATATTTAGAAGATGATTGGACACTTGTTGATGGAATATCAATATGGGGAAGTCCAATTACTCCAAACTTTGGAAATTGGTGGTTTATGAAAGATAGAAGTAAAATGGATAAATTATATTCATCTATTCCTGAATGGATTGATGTAGTAGTGTCTCACGGTCCACCTAAAGGAATATTAGATTTATCTTATGATAGAAGTAATAATCTTGAATCTTGTGGCTGTAGAAGCCTTAGAAATCATATGTTAAATAGAGTTAAACCACAACTTTGTTTATTTGGTCACATTCATAATACAGAAGATATTATTAATGCAGGAACAGTTAAATTATCTAATTATGATACTATTTTTAGTAATGGTTCAGTAGTTACAGATGGTAAATTTGGAAAATTAAGTAGTAATGGTAATATATTAGAAATATAATGAATAAAACTAAAGAACTTTTAGAAAGTGTTGAAGAACATACAGAATGGTTAGAAACAACCACAGGTGAAGAAATATATTGTATTTCTATTGAAAATTTAGAAATGGTTTTAAAGAAATATTTTAATGAGTAAAGTAGAAATAATATCAAAAACTATTGGATTAAATAGTTATGAAAAATTAGATAATAACGAAGTAATTGCTGCAATTGCTAGACATGGTACAGTAAAAGAAAATGGTGGTAAACTTGTTAAATATTTGATGTGTAATAAACATTGGTCACCGCTGCAGCATATTTCATTTGGATTTAAAATTGAAACTAGACGTA